ACAAGGAGATGTTAAATGCCACAAGATCAACAGTGTCTGGTGAACAAATACCAGATTGGACATCAAGACATAATGCAGTACAAGGTATTGCTAAGTTACTTGGTGATTTAACAGAAAGAAAGAAAGTTGAAATAGAAGAGAAGGATAAGTCAATAGATCTTAATTCAATGAGTAATGAGGAGAAAGAAGAATATAGGAAGATGTTATTAAGTGAATTATAGTCCCGAGGGAATATTCAGCACAGATCACTCTTGCAGTGAACGACCCGAACGCTGAATTATTATTATATCGGGTCTATAGAAGCATATGATAACAGTAGAGTATTTAGATAAGTTGAATAAGTCCACCGAATTGCAAGCACTTGAATGGGATAAGTGTAAGAATGATCCATATTACTGGATGACAACCTGGGCAAGAACAATAAACACCCATTATACAGAATGAGAAGATCCTAATAAAACATTCCCAGATAAGGAATATTTAAGAATAATAGTAGATAAGTTCATTAATTCAAAGATACTATTCATACCAAAAACTAGGCAAATGATGCTTAGTTGGGCTATGATAGCATTATTCCTACATGAAGTACAGTTCCATGAAGCCAAGATGGTAGCTTTCCAATCTAAAGATAAGGACAGTGCTGATTATTTAATCAAGAGATTGAAGACTATATGGGATAATGAGCCAGAGTTTCTTAAAAAATACCATAAGAATTGAGAGGTAATAAAATTAATACCGAATCCACAGAACAAATGATTGCATACTTACTGCAAATTTGACCTACCAATGATAGATTCAATGATAATTTGAGTAGCTCAGGGAGGAGATGTCTTAAGAATGCATACTTTCAGTTGAGTATTCTCTGATGAAGCAGCTTTTCAACCAGAGATGAAGAGTGCTTACACTGGTCTAAAACCAACATTATCTTGATGATGAAGATTGGTATGCGTTAGTACGGCAGAGGGTAATACTTGGTTTGACGATGCGATCACGGATAGCCTTATAATGTAGGGGTCTATTTTTGGACAATCGCCGTAGAGCGATTTAAAAACGAAAAAGGTATAAACACATCAATATGAAATATGAGGACGTTAAAAAGCCAGAATTGATAAGATGAATGAAGTCTTGGATCAACACAGAAAACGAGTTTGAAGTACTAATGATTCACTATACAGCTGACCCAGATAAGGATCCTGAAAGAAATTGAGCAGAATGGTATAAACTTGAGAGGAAATCTGTTCCATTAGACACTTGGAACAAGGAATATGAGATAGATTCAAGCACTAAAGAAGGTAAACTTGTATTCTGAAAAGATTTCTGTGATCTTGATACAAACTTTCACTTTATCAACTCTCGTGAAATCAAATGAGAAAAGATGATAACGTTAGACTTTGGTCAAAGTAATCCTAATGCTTGATATGTTGCAGTGTATGATAGTATGTGAAGAATCTTTATTGTAGATGAATACTTTGAACCAGCGATACCATCTGTAGCATCTAAAGATATGTTCAAGAAGTTTTCATATCATTTTATCAATGCTAAGACATCAGAACCACATACACCTGAATCGATTATGGAATTGTCAATCGATGAAAGAAGAAATCTAGTATATGATACATTTAGTGTTAGAATAATCGATCCAACAACAAGACATAAGAATAGAGTATCAAAGACAGAAGATTGAGATATCCCATATTCAATCATAGAAGAGTTCTTTGATAATTGATGGGACTTCGAACCTTGAAATAATGATATCGATGCTGGTATCACAAGAATAAGAGAATATTTTAAAATAGATGATAATAATGATTCAAGATTGTTTATATTCTTAGATAAGTGTCCTAATCTATGTAGGGAACTTCAGGTATACCATTATAAAGAATTAACTGAAAAAAGAGAAAGAGAGTATAATCAACCAGATGTACCAGTAAAGAAGGATGAGCATTGAATAGATGCTTTGAGATACTTAATACTAACTAGACCATTATTACCAGTTGAAAAAGAAAAAGAATTAACTAAAATTCAAAAAGATATCCAATCAATCATTAAACCAAAAGTATTTAATGACGGCTGGGATATAGACTAAGTATGAAAGAAGAAAAACAAATCGTTGAAAAGGAAGTAGACGAACAAATTAAAAAAGACATGGAAATGAATGAAAAGTTTTCATGAGAGTTACTAGCATTACAAAATAAGTATTCAGTAGAATTATATGCAGCTAATATAATTTTACCAAATTGAGAATTAACTTCATTAATAAAGTATAAAAAAGTATGAAAATAATACCTAGAGAATGAATCCTATTGGTAGAAAAAATAGCCAATGCGGAATTAAAACATGAAATGATAATGGAAGAAGATGAATCTGATAAAAAACTAATAGTTGGTAGAGTAATGGAAGATTGATCTTATCCAAAAGGAACACTTATAGTGTTCGGTAAATATAGTATATTTAAATTAACCTATAAATGAAATAATTACTCTTTCATTGAAGATTGAGATGTTATTTCAGTAATTAAGTAAAATGTATAAAGAAATTTTATTCGGTAAAAATATTAGAGAGAAAATACTTGATGGTGTAAATGTTGTTGCTGATGCAGTGTCTGCGACATTATGACCAAGGGGTACAAATGTTATCTTTGAAGAGACTTCATATCCAGCAATTACTAAAGATGGTGTAACAGTTGCTCAGAATGTTGTCTTGAAGGATAAGTTTAAAAACATGTGAGTTATGGTAGCTAGAGAAGCTGCTGAAAACACAAATAAAAACGCCTGAGACGGTACAACTTCAACAATCGTTATATTAAGAGATATAATGAATGAATGACATAAGTATGTAACCGCTGGCATGAATCCAGTTCTTTTGAAGAGATGAATGGAGGAAGCCATGAAACAAACAGTAGAAATTTTAAAAACAAAATCAAAAGAAGTAAATAGTAAAAAAGAGAAATTGAGTATAGCAACTATCTCAGCTAATAATGATCCAATTCTAGGTGCATTAATAACATGAGTAGTTGAGAAGATTGGTAGTAACGGAGTTGTATCAGTTACTATGAACAGAGACGAAGAGACATCAGTTGACTATGTTAAGGGAACAAAAACCCATGGTTGATATGAACATCAAGTATTTATAAACGACCAGAAGAGATTAATTGCATCTTTAGACAATCCTGAAATACTTGTAACATCAGATGAGATTATACAACAGTCACAATTGGTAGACTTTCTACAGAATATGTTAGAGAATGGTAAGAGAGACATTGTTATCTACGCAGACAAAGTAGACCAACAGGCATTAGCATTCTTAGTACAGAACTACATACAATGAAAATTTAGATGTGTACCAGTTAGACTTCCTTCATTTTCATGATATCAGGAAGACATACTACAAGACCTAGCAGCTTTAGTTTGAGCTAATGTAGTTGGTGAATGACAAGGCAAATCATTAGCAGAAGCTACAATAGAAGATACTGGTATTGCTAGTAATGTAAAGGTTTGAAGAGACTTTACCATAGTAACATGAGGTAAAGGTAAGATATCTGAAAGAATTGATAATGTTACAGCATTATTAAGAACTGAGAAAGATTTATTTAAAAAAGAAAAGTTAAAAGAAAGACTTTGAAGCCTAAATGGCAAGATAGCTAATATAAAGGTTTGAGGTTCTTCTGAAACAGAACAGCAAGAGATTAAGTATAGAATAGAAGATGCTTTAAATGCTACTAAGTCAGCTATAGAAGAAGGAATAGTAGAGTGAGCTTGAGTAACATTATTAAGATGTTCTGATGAGCTAAAAAACAATGGTAAGACACCAGAGGAAAAAGCATGATTTGACATAATTAAGAAAGCATTACAATCACCATTTAAAACAATAATAGAAAATGGTTGAGAAAATGCAGACGCTATTATGTGAAAAATATTAGAATGAACAAAGTGATATAATTCACTTACAAACCAAATAGAGGATCTGTTTAAAGCTTGAGTAATAGATCCAGCGAAGGTAGTAAGAAACGAAGTATTAAATGCAGTTTCAACAGCTTGAATATTATTAACAAGTAGTGTTGGGATAATAACAAAAGAATAATATGGAAATATATATTTTTTTAGTTTCACTTTTAGGAATTATAGTATATCTAGACCAGAGTAGGAAGAAAGATATTAAAGATGTACAAAAAAATAATACTGAGCTATTAAGAGAAACTATACTAGCAATTAAATCAAAAGATGTTGTGGAATATACTGAAACAATGAAGACTGATTGACCATTACCAGTAGAAAAGAGTGAAGATTTTACTGAACTAGATCAGATAGACCCAACACAGCTATTAAAGGCTATCAATGAAGAAAATGGAAATAAGTAATATAACAATTAAAAGAATATCGGAAAATAAATGACACGTTTGATTTGCTTCTTGCGTATTATGATGAGTCCTAAAGCTAAGTAACATAGCTATATTCAAGAGATATCAAAAAGATTGATATAGGTTAGTTTTCCCAGAGAAGAGAATTGAAGATAAAAAGATTCAATTATTCTTTCCTCTAACAAAAGAATTCTATTTAGAATTGGAGAACGCTGTATCAGATAAAATTTAATTAAATGGAACTAAAAGATCTAAATAAGGATATACCAGTTGGTAAAAAATCTGAGCAATATGCAGAGTTGGTTAACCGACTTTATAGTGATTTAAAAGAACATTATTTAAAACTACACAGAGATTGGTATATAAACGAAAGATTTTTGAGATGAGACCATTGGATTGTTTTTAATAAGTCATTGAATAAAATTCAGAACATTCCATCCTCTAAAGGCGAAGTTAGAAGAACAGTAAATAAAATAAGAACACAAGTTAGAGGAATAAAGAATTTCATTAAAAGAAGTCAACCACGTTGGGTTGTTCAACCAGAAGACGCATCAGACGAGTCATTACAAGAAGCAGTTAAGTTAAATAAGATTTTACAGAATGTTTACGATACTAGATGATTTAAGAAACTTTTAACTGAACAAATAACTAATTCTCTTAAGTATTCAGTTGGTATTATAGAAGGTGGAATAATCAATAAAGGTAATTCAAGATATTTAGACTTCTGGTCTAATGACACCTTTGATGTATTTATAGATCCATTGGCTGCAGACAAGAAAGATGCTAGATTTGTAATAAAGGCATTTAAGAAGTCAATTACATCAATTAACTGAAATAAGAAGTATAAATTTGAATGAAAAATAAAATGAGATTGAAGACAATGAGCAAGTGATTATAAAGATATAATGGAGAAAGAAAGGTTTAATACAGACTCTGGTAAG